CTTTGATGCTGTGAGCAAGTCCAACGTCGATGAGATCACCCACCTCGTTTTTTCCTGACCATGTATCGAGTTTTTGAATACTTCGGTTGTGACGATGGCTGGCAACCTGTCACCGACTACGTAGACCAGACCACCGCAGCCCGTCGTCTCCGTCTCCGTCGTGCCTGTCGCGGCCACATGCACATCTACGCCATCCGCCGCAAGTACAGCAACCTGAATCTGGATTTGTCTGACCTGCCCTTCGCCTTCGCTGCATCATGAGAGCCTTGACCGTCTACCTCTCCATCATCTTCGCCGTCACACTAGGCCTAGGTGCTTGGGTGAATGACTTCACAGCTCGCCAGTGCGTAGCTAAAACAGGCAAAACGTATCAGGAGTGCAACCGATGAACACCGCAACCTACACACTCCCAACACACTGGGGTCCGGC